GCGAGGTGCACGGCGATCGCCGTGGAGATCGCGGCGTCCATCTTCTTCTTGGTCTTGCCTTTGGCGAGCCGCCAACCACCGTCGCCACCACGGACCTGGACTGCCACCGCGGCTCGCATGTGAGCGGCGAGCGTCGCGTCGCCGTCGTGTTCAATGAGCTGCTCGGCGATCATCTGAAACAGCGTTTGGCTTGCCGGCACCATTCGTTTGTCGGACTGGGGCACCTCGTCCATTGGGACGCCTTCGTTCTCGAGCGCCTGGGCGGACCGCTCGAAGAGCGCCGGGTCATACCCGCATGCCCGGAGGTACTCGTGGCCGAGGTCCTGCCAGAGATCTCGGATCCAGTTCTCCACTACGGCGATTGGGAGTCGCCAG